GGCGATCATGATGACCTTGTGGATTCTACGACACAAGCGATTATGCGATTCAGGCAGGGCGGTCTGATCGATCATCCTGAAGATTACGTAGACGAAAAGGCAGAGAAACCTAAAAGGAATTATTATTAATGGTAAGTAAAGTATTTTCAATTCGTAATTTTGTAATTAAACAGATGATGAAAGCTGGTGATGATGGTATTATGAAAATGCCATCGAACATGAAAGCAGATTTTGGAGAAGCTGTGCTCATTAAAGAACTCATAGATGCGGGTATTGATCCTAAATTAATTAAGAACGAACAACAACTAGTAAACGTTCTTGATGGTATTCAAGACATGAGAAAACAAATGTCTGAGATGGCTATCCAAGAATCAAAAGGTATTACGTCCGCAAAAATTATGGACATGAAAGGTAAAGAAATACCAAAAGGTTCTAAAATAATGGGTGGTGAGGCAGTTGAAACAGAAGCAGAGATAGCTGCTAGAATGAATAGAGAAAATAAATTAGCTGTGCAAAATTTAAAAATTAAAAAAGAATACGATAAAGCAGTTAAAGAAGGAAAATTTAAAGGCACTGAAGAAGATTTTAGAAATAAAATTGATATGATGATGGATGACATTGATAATGATTTTGCAAAAGGTGGTCGTGTAGGTTTATTTAAAGGTGCAGTGGCTGGTGGTGGCAACATCTCACCAGGAACAGACACCAAAGGAAATGTTAGAGACGACAATCCTTTTACAGGAGGTGGTGGAGGAGATGACCCTAAACCGATAAAGAAAAAAATACTTCCAGCAGTAAAATCAACAATAAAAAAATTGTATAACACTGGGCAAGAACTTAGTTATTTAAAAAATTTAGCAACAGGTAATTTTCCAGGTATAACTAAACAATTATTATTTGATTTAGGTAAAAGAAAATTATTAGATCCGGCTGCTAATACACTTTTTCCAGAAGGTGATCTTCAAGAAATAAAAATGAATGCTCCAGATCAAAGAACTTATAATATAGAAGCTACAAAAGATATGGTAGAAAATTTACCCGGTGGATTACTAAAAGATATAGTGGCTCCTGCAGGAGCACTTGTAATGAGTCCTTTTTATGATGCTGGTCAAGCTATAACTAGAATGGAACCAAATTCAGGAATAGCTGGTTTTATGGAAGCCTATGATGCAGAGAATCCAATAAGCAGTGCTGTTGAAAGATTTACGGGAGCATCGGCTGCGTTAGCAGAAAGATTAAATAAAGCAGATGGTGGTCGTATCGGTTTAAAAGATGGCATGGACAGAAGAACGTTTATGAAAGTTATGGCTGGTCTTGCATCCATACCTGTTGTTGGTAAACTATTTAAAGGTGCAAAAGTTGCAAGCAAAGCAACGCCAAAAGTTATGGAAAATTTTTCAACAACACTTCCTGAGCCTCCAACATATTTTTTAAAATTAGTAGATAAGATTACAAAACAAGGAAGACCAACTACATCTACTGAAGATATTATGGAAACATATATTTACACCGGTAAGAATGGTGATAGCTATGAATTAGTAAATGATCTTAAAACCGGTGATTTAAGAATTACAAAAGATAAATCAGGTATTGGAACTTATGGTCATAAATCTTTTGACACTATAGAAGATAGAACTGTCATGGAATACAAAGCACCAAGAGAAGATGTTGATATAGAAACAGGTAGAGGCACTAAAGAACAAGGTGAATATGAAGAATACAGAGTAGAGTTTGATCAAGACGGAACAGAAGCAGGAGCAGATGCTATTGAAGAATTAGTTCAAAAAGAAATTATAGAAGAGTCAGCATCGGAAGCACCATCAATTAAAAAAGCAGATGGTGGTAGAGTTGGTTTATTATCAGGTGGTGGAATTTTAAGAACTATAATTTCAAATTTAGCAAAATCTAGAAATATTAAACCATCAGAATATTTAAAAACTACAAACTATAAAGCGTTACCAGATTCAGCTAAAAGAATAATATCTAAAGAAGATTTTTTAAAATTAAAATCTGACATGACAGAAAAAAGAATTGAGATGATGGAAAACATTAGAGACATGATTGAAACAAGACAGGGTTTTGAAAAATCAAAAGCCGAACTAGCAGCTGGTATGAATAAAGCAGCACCAGGTTATGGTGATGAAGCTGTTAAAATGATGTTTCCTGAAAATAAATTTCCATCGCCGGTGCCGGCAGGATCTGGTCAAAAAGATGTTATGATGATGGAACAACTTATCAAGAATCTTAAAACAAAAGACAGACAATTAAATGCATCAGGTGGTGTTGCCTACATGCTAGGAGAATAGTGTGGATCTCTATAAAAAAATTTTAGAACTAGATACAGTATACGAGGGTGATGGACAACAGGGTGGTTTTCAAACTAATGATCCTAAAGAAGCTATTAAAGAAATTGTTAAAAGAATGTTTCCAGGTGTCAATGCACAAATTCCTATATCAAAAAATCTGCAATTAAATCTTGGACCTAATGTAAATGAAATCTCTGCTGGTGGTCAATTCGACGTGGGCGGTGGTGAGTTATCTATAGGTGGTGGTATGCGTGGCGATGACAAAGCGTTTGGTTTTACGTTTAGAAAACCATTTGCTGATGGCAGTGATGATCGTAGAATGTATTCTGGTAGAATGATGACTGAAGAACAAATTCAAGCTATTAGAGATAGAAGAAAAGTTCCTAAAAAAGAAGGAATGGTTTATGATAAAGAAACAAAAGAGTTTAGACCTAGAAAAGAAAGTGTGATCTCAGAAAAAATGTCTGAAGCAAGCGCTGAAGTTNAAGCTACAAAAACAAAAAACAAATTAGAAAATTTTATAAAAGATTTTAAAGAAACAAATGGAAGACTTCCAGGTATTATGGAGATAAGAAATGGAGCAAAGGCATCTACAAAATCTATAAAAAAATATTTAACAGAGGGGATAGATTATACAAAAACATCTTTAACAGAAGCGGCAGTAAAAGGAGGGCAAAAATCAGCTATTGTTAGAGCAGTCCCTGAAGGTCAAGATCCATCTTATGTCACTAGATATAAAACATTACAAGAGGCAAATAAATTTTTAAGCGCACAAGATAAAGCAGATTTTAAAAAAATTAATGAGGGTAAAAAATTTATAAATAAATATTTTAAAGCTAATCCAGAAGCAATTAATACAACAGAGTTTGGTAAAAATATTAAACAACTTTTGTCTTTTAGAATGGATAAAGATACAGGAGCTATTTTTTCAAAAGTAAGACCAGATGAATATTATATTAAAAAAGCAAAAGAGGGAAGACTTTTTGATATATTTGATATTAAAGCTGTCAAAGAGGGAGGAAGAAGTTTAAGATTTCCTACAAATGTAAATTTAACTCCAGGACAATTTAATTCAGTATTTATACAAAATCAAGTAGGAAAATATTTTGCAAAAGGTGCAAACCCTGAAGCATTAAAAAACGTAGAAAATATTTTAAATAAATATAATCTTAGAGTTAAACTACCTGAAGTTGGCTATCTAGGAACTGACAATCCTGTTGCTGTTAAAAGAGCTACAGGAGAGTTTCCAAAAATTACAGAAACTTTAAAATCTATGAAAGCCCCTCAAATAGTTTTAGATCAATTTGCAGGCGCTAAAACAAAGGAACTTAGACCATTAGCAAATATAGGTTGCCCTAATAAAAAAGCAGACGGTGGACGTGTAAACTTTTCTGATGGTCAGGATCTAGTTGCATGTGCCATTAAGGGTGCTGAAAAATTACAGAACACTGATCCAAAAGATTTAGATGGTCTTGCAAAATCAAATATAAAAAAATTGACTAAGACAGCACAAGGAGCAAGATTTTTAAAAAATACATTAGGACCAGTGGCACTAGCTTACGAAGGATTGTTTGCATTACCGTTTGCAGCTCTTGATTTTGCCGAAGGTAGAGCAGGATCTGACATACTTAAGAACGCATTGTCTCTTGGACTTATGGATAGCAAATTAAGAGAAGATGAATTAAAAGAATTTTTTCCTGGTGCAGGGCAAGCAGATGCTTTTTTAAAATCTATTGAGAGTTTAAAAAATTTACAAAAACAATTATCAGGAACTAAAAAACAAAGAGAAAGAGCTATACCAAAATATAATATAGCATTTGACAATATGATGGAAACAATTCAACCATTTATGAGACCAAACCCACAGCTAAAAGAGGGACAATTTTTTGATCCACTTCTTATAGAACAAAGTCAAGCTAAGGAAGCAGATGCAGAGAAAAAAGTTCTTGAGTCTTATGATAAAAGATTAAGAGAAAGAGAAATAGGACCATATTCAAAACCATTTGATTTTGATTATTTTTCTAATGGCGGTATTGCAGGTCTATCAGGTGGAGATAAGTCAGGTCCACCACCAGAAAGAGGACCAGACTCACAAGGGTTGCGGTCACTAATGAAACGTGGTATTAATTTATAGGAGTATTAAATGGCAGATATAGATAAAGGACTCCCTAACACTCGTACTGAAATAAAAGTTCCTTCAGAGGAAGAGTTACAGGTTGACGTTCAAGAAGACATTGTAGAAAAACCACCGGTAGAAGTTATACCTGAAGAAGATGGTGGAGCAACAATCGACTTTAAACCTGGTGCAATCAATATACCAGGAACAGAATCACACTTTGATAATTTAGCAGATATCTTACCTGAAGATATTTTAGAGCCAGTAGGTGGTGACATGGTTAACAACTACATGGATTACAAAGCATCTAGAAAAGATTGGGAAGAGTCTTATAAGACAGGTCTAGATCTATTAGGGTTTAAATACACAAACAGAACTGAACCGTTTCAAGGAGCATCAGGTGCAACTCACCCAGTGTTAGCAGAAGCAGTAACACAGTTTCAAGCACAAGCTTACAAAGAATTATTACCAGCAGACGGACCGGTTAGAACACAAGTTATAGGAATTAAAACTCCTGCAACAGAACAACAAGCAACTCGTGTAAAAGATTACATGAATTACTTATTGATGGATGAGATAAAAGAATACGAAGCAGAGTTCGATTCTATGTTATTTCATTTACCACTAGCAGGATCTACATTTAAAAAAGTTTATTACGACGTGCCACTAGGTAGAGTCGTATCTAAATTTGTACCTGCAGATGAATTAGTTGTACCATACACAGCTACAAGTTTAGATGATGCAGAAGCAATCATACACGTAGTAAAAATTTCAGAAAACGAATTAAGAAAACAACAAGTATCAGGTTTCTACAGAGATGTAGAATTAGCTCCTCCAGGAAACGTAGAACAAAACTCTGTAGAGAAAAAAGAAAGAGAGTTAGATGGCACTAAAAAAACTGGTAAGCAAGAACCTATTTATACTTTGTTAGAGTGTCATGTAAATTTAGATTTAGAAGGTTTCGAAGATGTTGGTCAAGATGGTGAACCAACTGGAATAAAATTACCTTACATCGTAACTGTTGAAGAAGGTAGCCGAACAGTTCTTTCTATTAGAAGGAACTATGCGCCCAATGATCTGAAGAAGGGTAAAATCCAATATTTCGTCCACTTCAAATTTCTGCCAGGACTAGGATTTTATGGCTTCGGACTCATTCACATGATTGGCGGATTGAGCCGTACCGCAACGGCGGCTCTCCGTCAATTGCTAGANGCAGGAACATTATCNAATTTACCTGCAGGATTTAAACAGAGAGGTGTAAGAGTTAGAGANGAAGCAGCNCCAATACAACCAGGTGAGTTTAAAGATGTAGATGCACCAGGTGGTAATTTAAGAGAAGCTTTCTTTCCATTNCCATACAAAGANCCATCACAAACACTATTACAATTAATGGGTGTTGTGGTTCAAGCTGGTCAAAGATTTGCATCTATTGCTGACATGCAAGTTGGTGATGGTAATCAAGGTGCAGCTGTAGGAACTACAATTGCTCTTCTTGAGAGAGGATCAAGAGTCATGTCTGCAATACACAAAAGATGTTATGCAGCTATGAAAGATGAATTTAAACTACTTGCAAAAGTTGTTTCACAATATCTACCACCAGAATATCCATACGATGTTGTAGGTGGTCAAAGAAATATTAAACAAGCAGACTTTGATGATAGAATAGATGTTGTACCAGTTGCAGATCCAAATATATTTTCAATGTCACAAAGAATTACACTTGCACAAACACAACTACAGATTGCAACATCAAATCCTGCGTTACATAACATGTATCAAATATACAGAAACATGTACGAAGCAATTGGTGTTAAGAATGTAGATGCAGTTTTACCTGCACCAGCGCCAAGTGCACCGATGGACCCAAGTTTAGAGCATATTAATGCGATGGCTGGTAAACCTTTTCAAGCTTTTCCTGGTCAAGATCATAGAGCACACATCACAGCACACTTAAATTTCATGTCAACTAACATGGTTAGAAATAATCCTGCAATAATGGGTGCAATACAAAAAAATATACTAGAACATATTAGTTTAATGGCACAAGAACAGGTAGAATTAGAGTTTAGAGAGCAACTACAACAAATGATGATGATGCAACAACAAGCTGCAATGAATCCACAAGTACAAGCACAGCTACAAATGCTAAATAATCAGGTTGAAGCAAGAAAATCTGTATTAATTGCAGAGATGACAGAAGAATTTATGAAGGAAGAGAAGCAAATTACATCACAATTTGACAATGATCCTCTTTTAAAACTAAAATCTAGAGAAGTTGACCTTCGTGCAATGGAAAATGAGCGTAAAAAAGACAACGATAAGGCTCAACAAGACCTTGCAAGAGCAAAATTAATGCAACAAGGTGATATTGCAGAAGATAAAATGGAACAAAACGAAGATTTAGCTAAATTAAGAGC